TAAAGCCGCTCTTTGCGAGCTTGGACGCATCCGCGACAAATCCCACGGCCTCGCCGGTTGAACGTCCCGCGGAGATTGCCTGATAGGTTGCCTCTGCTAGATCTGTCGCACCGATTCCCGTCGCGTCAGAAAGATCCTTGATTGACTGTTCCATGTCGGACATGGAAACTTCCGTCTCATCCGCAATGGTCGAGACCTTCGCCATACCGTCTTCAAGGCCGGTGGCGAGTTTGGTAGATGCTACACCCGCGGCCACGATGGGAGTCGATACGCCCGTCGTAAGTGACCCGCCGACCTGTGACATTTTCTGCCCGAACTTGTCGACCTTATCGCCCAGCTTCTCGACTTCCTGCCCCCATACGGTGAGCAGATTATTCTGAGCAAGCTGACCGTTCAGGCGGCTGAGCTCTGTCTGTGCGTCCGCAAGTGCCTGCTTCCATTTGAGCGTGCGTGTATCCGCCTCACCATACTTCTGCGAGGCTTTGTCGACCATATCCGCACACTGCTGTATATGTTCCTTCTGACTCTTTATGGCGTCCCTGAGAAGCTTCGCCCGCTCTGACGCCCGCTTCATCGCGGAATCGTTTTTATTAAAGGCCGATTCAGTGGCAGTCAGCTCGCTTTTCAGCGTCTTGGTACTCTGTATGATGTTCTGCATCTGGCGGCGGTATTCCTGCTCACCTTCAACGCCTATCCGCGGGCCAATATTTACAGCCATTTCCTCACCTCCTTAATCCATCCGCATAATTTCGTCGTATGTCTTTTTTCTTTGTTTCTGCTCCGCGTTTCCCTTGTAAATAGAAAAACAGGAGATTAAGTCGCACATCATTCCGTATGACGTTGACCTAACCTCCTGCTCATTCATGTTGAGCATCCTCCCGTAAAAGAGATACCATGCCCAGTTCAGTGTTACTCTGCGGAGCTTTCCGCGTTTTTTTCGGTCACCGTTTCCGTCACGACTGTGCGCGTGCTGTCGAGTTTTTCCTGCTCTGCCACCGCCTCCATCAATTCGTTGAAGACGTAGGCCGGAAGATTCAGAATCTCGCTGACGGAAAGCGGCTTGCCGCCGTGCACATCACAGTAGGCTTTGCTCATGATGACGGCTTTCTGTACCGTTGCCGATGCGTATGACCGGTCCGGATGTTCAACAATCCAGTCATTGAATTCGCATACCGCCCACACGCTGTAAAAAAGCCCTACTTCCCTGTTATTGATAGTAATCATACTCATTTCCCCTCCTTCGCGTTATCAGCCTGTAATGCCGAGCGCTGTCTTCAGCGCGGCCTCTGCGAGTGCTTCCGTAGCGAAATCCTCTGCCGGGATTTTCTTCCACGTATGTTTCTCGTCATCGCCGCGAAGAATCGAAGCTGTCAGCGCCTGTGTCTGGTAGTTCTTCGCGTCCTCGCTGGTAGCGTGCGAGTTCTGGATCTGCGCGAACTGCGTCTTGACGATGATGGTCGGTGAGTAGGTCGTTGTTCCGTCAGACTGATATCTTGCGATATAGCCGACGCCGCAGTACGGCGCTTCCTGATCGTCATCGTAAGAAATCCAGCCGCCCGCTGCTGCCGGAAGACCCATGATCATAGTCTCAGCCTCTGCAAAGAGACCGTCGACCGTGAGATTGAGCGTGCCGCCCGTGAAAGTGCCGCCGTCTGTCTCGGCTGCCTGATTGTCTGCATAAAAATTGTTATCGTCGGATGTGTCCGGCTCTACGGAAACATCAACGCCGCGGGCAAGCTTCCTGCCGCCGGTGTAGCTGATTGTTCCGTCTGTGCATGAGTAAAGTGCTACGTACGGGAGAGAAAAACCCGTACAAACTTTTCCTGCTGCTGACATATGTCTACCTCCTTAATGGATTCGTTTTTTAATTTCTTCGTCACACTGCTTTTTCATAGCCGCTTCTGCCGCTGAGCGCGTGGAGCGTACCGCGCGACCAATAAAGTCATTTCGGACACGAAAAGACGTTCCCGTGCAAAGCGCCCGGGCAATCAGCGCATTCGGCTGACCCTTCGGGTACTTCCGCGTGCGTATCGAGTTGTATCCGTCCATGCCGACCTTGACGTTAATAAACGAGCCGTCGCGCCGCATGCTTGCGATGCCGAGCCCTTCCTGCAGCCCTGCCTTTTGCTTGTCGGTGATGCCGGAAATTGTATCAGATGATGCGTCATATTCCCTGGTGGGTATTCCCTCAATTTCGGAACGGACGGCATCCGTGACGATTTTTGCACCTTCGAATATCGAGCGCCCTATGATTTCTTCCTCATCAACGAGGAGTTTTTCAAGGTCGGCGATGTAGTTGTCTATTCCGTGTCCTACCGTGAATCTTGCCATCAGATGTTAAACTCCCATGAGTAGTGCAGTAAGTTCGTTTCCTCTTCCTTCTGCACGTCATTGAGCCGCCATTCCGAGCCGTGCGCGGCAAGAACGTCCTGGATGTCATCAACCGCCGAGTCGAATTCCGTCAGGGTAAAATAATCAATATACCCGTGGATAGTCTGCTCGGCCTTGGCATTGTCGGCATTCAAGGACATATCTCCCTCACCATCCTCCGCCCAGACAAGGAACGGCGGCCGCGTCCGTGTCGGTCTGTTATAGTGCCATACCTCCGAGCATGTGCCGGCAAGCTCAGCACCGAAGGCACGAAGTCTATTCTGTAGCGACGTCATAATTTGCCTCCAATTTGCTGAGTGTAAGGTCTACGACTTTCAGGCCCTCGTCATCGCGGAGCGACTGCACCATGTCTACGCGGTACTGGTCGGCATCGTCGAGGATGACGTAGGCGCCAATTTCAATAGGTGTTGCCCATATGCGTACGAGCTTATCGATGCGCTGGTCGACGCCCTTCGCCGCGTACTGCCGCGAAAAACCGACTACGCGGTCCGCATAGAAATGGTCACGGTTATCGGTGCTTACGAGCTGTTCGACGGGCATAGCGCCCTGTGAGGCTGTGTTCTGCAGGGTGTAAATCCTCAGAACGCCGTCTGCTAACATCATGCGTCATCGTCCTCCTCGCTTGTGTCGCCCTTCTCGTGGATGAGGCGAGAGTGCATCGAATATTGCAGCATCCGCGGCATTCCCTCGTTGCTGTTCCTCTTGCGGTAGAGCCAGGAGGCGTACATGACAACGAGATGACAGTCATCGACTGCAGTCAGATCTATCGTGATGCCCTTATCCCCGATTTGCGAGGTGGCTGAGTTGACAAGGAATGTCAGGTAATCATCCATCGCGTCGGGAGGATTCTGCAGGTCAAGTTTTAACATGCTTACGATTTCCGTTGTGGTCATGCGTTACCTCCTGAATGTTTGCTGCTATTGCTTATCAGCCGTTGTCGCTCGAATTGGAAGAGCTCTCTGCTACTGTGTTGGCTGAGTCGGCCGCGAAGCTGATACCGCTCGTTGTCGGAGCGGAGCTCGTGATTGAGCAGACGCCGAACGCCTCAGCAATGACCGGCTTGCCGTCGTAACGGGCTGTACCCTTGAAGACTGTCTGATCCTCGATGAATCTGTAATGCTCGGACTGTCCGAGTTTCGTGCCGGCACGCTCGACAAGGAGATAAGCCTCGCCGTAGCCGAATACGATGTCGCCATCCGGGATAAAGTCGAGTTCGATGATCTCGCCGCCAACTACCGGCATTGTGTCATTGATGCCGGCCACGATCGCTGCATTCATATTCTTGTCCATGGACTGGATGAGCAGATCGGTGTGCGTATTCTGATTCATCAGCCAGAAGATTCCGCTGTTGAAGTAATCATTCTTGATCACTTTCTTGCGGCCTGCCAGCTCGCGGAACAGTGCGATACCGGAAGCGCCAGCGCCGGCCAGTACATGGGAGCTGTGCAGGTCTGCCCATGTTCTTTCTGTAGCGCCGTAGTTCGCCGGAGCAGAAGTCTGTGCGAGTCTTGTGACGATACCGAGCGGCATCTTTGTGCCTGTGCCGTATACGATAGCCTTGTCCAGGGCTTTCGCGATCGCGATACCAAGGCATGTCAGAAGCTCATTCGCAAGATTAAGATCAGAATCCTCAAGCACTGCGTTGCAGACCGCGAAGAATCCGCCAACCTTGTAACCGTCAACCTCAGTGTTGTTGAACCCGAGTGAAAGCTCGTTCAGTGTTGCACACATTTCAGTCCATACGCCTTCGGGGATCGTACCCATGACGTTCATGCGGGCTGTGCCGGTCACTCTGCGGAGTGTTACCTTGCCAATCAGCTTGCTGTTAGCCTCTACGATCTGCCTCAGCATCGGAAGCATAACCTGCGGGATTGTAAGGCCGACGTTGGTCAGTGCTCTCTTGAACTCGATGCACTCGCGTGTACGCTTAAGGAATGCCTGGACATCATCCCTCTTGATCAGTGCGCTTCTTTTTTCTTCGGTCAGTGCGTAAAGCCCGACTCTCTTTGTCATTTCAGACATAGCGAAACCGCTCCTTTCTTCTGTTTTCTCTTCCGGATCCGCATCACCCTGCGGCTCTTCCGGCTGTGATTCATTGTTCTTTTCGATCTCTCCGAGCTCTTTTTCGAGGTTTTCAATTTCTCCCTCAAGCTCTCTGACCGCCTCAGCGTTCTCACGCTTTTCTGTTTCAAACTTCTCAATAGCCTCATCGACTACGGAGCGCTCTTCGTCGGTCTTTGCTTCCTCGATAGCTTTCTCGAGATCTGCTTCGCGCTGTGCGAAATCGACCTTCTTCAGTTCCTCAAGTGCGCTGCGCTTGTCCTCGATGCGCTTCCTAAGCATCAATACCCTGAGTGCCATGGGCTACCTCCTTCAATTTCTTTCTTTTTTCTTCCCGCCAGACATCGGCTTTACGCTTTTCAATATCCGCAATGTCTGCTTTTCTGGCAGATATAGCAGTCTCTTCGTAGGCGGGAAATGTGCAAACAGAAACTTCAAAAAGCTTTACTTTCTTGATTGTCCAATGATGCGTCCCGTCCTCGCGTTCTTCGTGTTCTTCGTCTAAGATATTGAAGCCAATAGAACACTGCGAAACATCTCCCCGTTCAACTCTTGCCCAACAATTCATGGCCTCGCTGTCTTTCGGATTGACAGCTATATCACCATACAGCCCGTGATTATCTTCGCGGAGTTCGAGTGTGTCGGCGATTGTTCTTCCGAGGACGATCCTCGTATCATGGTCTACAAGGGCCCTTACATCCGAATGCAATTCCTCGGTGAACGCGCCCGGAGCAAAGGACTCAGTGCAGCCCTTGAATATTTCATAGTTGCTATTAAAAACGGAGAAATATCCCGAAATATGGGGAGTATCGCCGTCTTTTCTTGTTTTAAAGTCAGACATGCATGTCCTGACCTGCCTGATGTCTCTATTCATCATCTTTACCTCCCTGAACAAGCTTTTTTTGCTGGCCAATCTTATCGACCGGGATGTAATTCTCTAAGATTCTCGGCTTATCGAGGCCCTCGAGCGGATTCATGCCGAGCTTATCGCGCACTTCATTGCCGGTAATGATACCCTTGTCGCTAAGCGAGCCGTAGACCTCCGCAATCTGTTCGATATCCCAATCCATGAGGGATTTGGTGTTGAACTTGAAATACCATTTCGACGAAATGATCAGCTTACGAGTGAATTCCTGCTCGATGCCCTTGCAGATCGGGCCGATGGTATTATTGACAAAGCCGTTCCATTCCTGCTGTGAGTATTCGCCCACGCCGAGGAGGAATGCCGGCACGCCTACCAGTGCCGCGACTGTCCGCTTGTCGATTTCCACGGTGGAATTGATAGCCAGGTCGGACAGGCTGAGCGGTCGTATTTCCTTGACGTCCATCAAATCGGCGGGAATGATCCACGGCTGACCCGCCTCGGATGTTTCCAGGTATTCCTCGATCAGCTTCGACCGCGCCGCCTTACTCGAGAAGTCATCCGCGAGACCGTCGACCTTGACCACAAGCGGAGGCTTGTATTTAGATGACATGAATGCGTTTTCCGTCTTCCGCGCCTGGGCAAGGTTCTTAATGACTTCCTTGATCGGCACCCGGAGCCCGGCACCGTACCACGGAAAATTCTCATCGGGAACGTATACGCAGTGGATAAGGTCATCCGGTTCATACACTTTCCCGTCAATCCGCACTTTATATCCATATGTGCCATCATGCTCAAAGCTGAGCCGATAGGGCTGTATCGGTTCCAGATCTCCGATAAGGCCGTGGTCCGTATGCACCCGCACGACCGAATTGCCGTTGCCGTGTAGCATTAGATTCATGACGAACGCATACATAAAGGTTTTGCGGGTCATGAATCGGTTGGGGCTTATGTCGATCTTGCGCGACAGCTCGTTAATGACGCGGGTATCACCGCTTGCTGTGTTGGCCATCAGGTAGATGGTCATGCTTGATACCAGATCGGCGATTCTTGTGATGGCGGTCACGATCTCCGGATTCTTACTGAGCTTCGTGTATCCCTCCGAATCACAGAGCATGTCATAGGCCGCAGTGTCGGATAAAAGGATCGTTGCCCTTGTGGAATTGGCGACCTGCGCCGCTCGCGCCGTTCCGCTCCGGATATTGGATTTTCTTTTATTTCTCTTGCTCATTCCTTCCACCATTCTGCGACACGCGCATTCTTATCTAAGTTTTCCAGGTAACGTACACAAGCAAAAACAGACGCATCGAATATGTCTATCCGGTACGTCTGCTGAATTTTTTCGTACATGATCATGTCATCTGTCTTTTCGACCGCCCGCACATTCTCCACACAGTATTCGTACGGATCCGCGTGCAGGTAGTAGAGCTTGCCATCCTTCGCGGCTTTTTCGATGTGCCGGAAGCCCTCGGACTTGACATAGTAATACTGCGGCTGGTCGACGATCTTAAAACCTTCGCGCCGCATGAGCTGTATGTATTCGCGTCCGAACTTCCGGTCATGGCCGACCTGCACGATCTTAAAGCCCATCTGACGCATCTGCTTGAACCACCTGACCACATCACTGTATTCGGTGGTCGGTGTGTTGCACATGGTCAGCCATCCGTCATCCATCCAGCCAAAGAGCGGGATGTTATCCTTCTCGGCTTTCTCGTGGGCGGCGACCACCGGGAACCAGCAGTGCGGAACAACAATGTTGACGCCCTGATATTCGCCGTAGAGCACCGCGGCCGTGAGGTCATGCATCTTGGACAGGTCAGCGCCGCCAAACCACTTAATCGGCAGTTTGGCAAGTTCCTGCAGTGTCCAGTCATATTTCTTGTCGGAATTCTGAAACTCCCTGATGTCGAAATACGCCTTCATGGCATTGGTAAAGACGTTCAGGGACTTTGCGAAGAAATCCTTGCGCTGCTGCGGGTCGTTCTGTGCCTGCAGGGAATCGTTCAGGATGTCATCCGGACGGATTGTGACGCCGTAAGACGGGTTGGCCATTTCGTGCACGATGGGATTCGTGTAATCGATGTTTCCGTTCTCGTCCGGATCCGCGCAGCAAATGAAAACGAAATACTGTTCATCCTTGATAGTGCCATCAAGGATTGACCGGCAATACTTCAATCTCTGGCCAAGGAATCCATTCGCATCATCACCGGCCGTACTGATGCCGATGAGGAGCTTATTCGTGTAGGCTTTCATGGCCTCCTTGAAAAGGTTGTACTGCTTCGTGGACTTGAATGCATGGATTTCATCACAAATGGCGATGTTGCAGTTCAGAGAATCCTGCGTGTCCGGATTGGCCGCCAGAGCACGAATAAAAAACGAGCCATCCGGGAGTGTTGCCTCCAACGAATGCTCGTTATTATTGTCTATGATATGGACGTGTCCGCCGTTCTTATCATCCTCGCCCATCCGCTTGACGTTGTAGCTCAGAAACTCAAAAGTTTCGAGCGACTGCATGAGCGCCGCAGATGAGACGTAAGTCTTCGCGCCGGATTTGCGGTACCAGAGCGATAAGGCCCACGCCATTGATGCCGCCCAGCTCGTTTTGACGTTCTTTCGCGGTATGAAAATCAGCGCTTCGTGAAAGCGCACCATCTTTGTGCCCTTCAGCACAAAGCCGAGAAGATTGTAGATGATGAATTTATGGAACGGCTGAAGCAAAAAAGGCTTGCCGCGCATCGGAGTGCCGTCGAGCGCCTCGCCCTGCTGGTGGCACAGGGTACGCTCGATGATTTTAATGACGAACTCCGGTCCCTTATGATCAATCTCATAATCCGGATTCTTCAGGTCCCGGAAAAACCGCTCAACGCATTTCCTGCGGTCGGCGTTGGCGATGATCGCACCGTCCCGAATGCCCTCAGCATAGGCAAGTGCCTCCTGCCAGTTATCTGTTTTCTTCCGTCTACGCAAGGGATTGAAGCGCATCCACCAGCGCGCTCTTCTTTTCCGCAGGCTTTCCGCCGGTCATCTTCTTGTAGCTTGCCGGCGTGAGGCCGAGTTCCTTCCAGTAAGCGAGGGATTGCGTGTTCAAATCCGCCCAGGTAACGAGCAGCGGATTCTTGACCGTGTTGGTCGCTCCACCTTTGTTCGTGTACTCAATGATTGGCACCGAGCCCTCGTCGACATACTGCTTATAGATGGCGTCGCGCTGTTCCAGGATGTCCGAGAGCGTATCTATGACCGCCTGATACTGTCCCGGATCAATGTTGACCTGCCGCAAGCTCTTCACTATTCGATTTTTCCAAAATCGTGCTTTCATGGCAGATACCCTTTTTCTAAAAATCGGCTCAGAGTTGGAAATACT